AAAATATCTTTACTGTGATTCTTTTTTAATTTTTCTTTCTTTTAATTCTGTTTGTTTAAAAGGGGTTGGCATTTAGCTGACCCTTTTTTTTGTTCAAATGTTAAAGTTTTGTTAAAATTATTTTTGCTTTAAAAAAATTACTACATTTACAACGTAAACAAAAACAAACTAAATTATTTATTATGAAAACTTTAAATGATTACTTAGAATTAAGAAACCAATTAGTAACAATCAAACAAAATCACGATGGTAATAATGGAGGTCTTGACGCCACTTTTATTAAAGTTAGAATGTTTGGAAAAAATTGGAGATTAAAAAAACAAGTTGAATGTACTAAAGATTATGACGGTTGGTATTTTTTTACTACTTCAACAAATTCAAATGGATATGGTTTATATGAAAAAATAAAAGAAGCTACAAAAGATTTTAATGATTTAGAAGTTTCAGAAACACAATTGTAAAACAAACAGGGGGGTGTAAAAACCCCCTTTAAATAACCCTATATGAAATTAGCAGAAAATTGGTGGGATGAAATGCGCAACCCAATTACAGGGTTTAAAGTAGGAAGCCACGATTCAAGGGGCAAACATAAAACACCAGACGAAATAAGATATTATAACGCATTTCCAACCTTAGAAATTAAAGGAAAATGAAAAAACAACCTTACAGAATAACAATAGAACAATACGAGTATAAATACTCGGTAGAAGTAGACCATTCAGACATAGACTTTACAGAGTATGTAGACCTGTTAAGAAAAATAACCTTAGCGGCAAGTTGGGGGACAGAAGCAGTTAATGAATTTTTTGATGAGTAAACCGTCACAATTATAGTATAAATATGTGACAAAAAACTAACATTAAAACGGTAAAAATTCGTTTATGAGTGTAAAAATTAACAATATAATGTTCTAAAATTAAAACAATAAAAATATGACACACGATTTATTAAGTTACAAGACCGCAAGAATTGAAGCATTGTTACAAGAGATTAACAGGCTTGAATTAGAAAACGAAAAATTAACCACTTATGTATTTGAATTATGCGACAAAGATTGTCCAGACGAATACAAGAAAATAGTAAAGGTAGATGTATTCAAGGGATAGTTATATAAAGATGTTTTTGGAACTTGATTCTATGCTTACACAAGGGTTAGAAAAAAACCCAGAAAACAAAAATTTGCAAAGGATTGTAGAACTTCATAATAAAATGTTTATATTTACAAACCAACTATTTAACAAACAGGACATTGTCCACATAGAAAACAGGGAAATTTACAAGAAACTACACGCAACACAAATAGAGTTAGAAACCTTAAAATTAAAACAATGACAGAAAAATTAGTAAAGATTCAAAACGAATTAAAAGCACCTAAGAACCAATTTAATGCTTTTGGCAAGTACAAGTACAGAAACCAAGAAGACATTTTAGAAGCCGTTAAACCACTTTTATATAAGCACGGTTTACACCTAACCATTACTGATGAGATACACCAAATAGGTGATTTAATTTATGTTCAAGCCGAAGCTATATTAACAGACGGTGAAAACTATGTAAGCACAACCGCACAAGCGGGAATTGACCCAAACCGTAAAGGTATGGATATTGCACAAAGTTTTGGAAGCAGTTCTTCTTATGCAAGAAAGTACTGTTTGCACGGATTGTTTTTGATTGACGATGGGTCTATAGATGCTGATAGTACAAACACACACGACAAAGCCCCTGTTGAAGATGACAAGGCTTGGTTAAATAAAAACACACCGCAATTTAATAAGGCGCTTAAATTTATACAAGAAGGCGGAGATGTAAACGCATTATTGGCTAAGTACAAAATTAGCAAAGCAGTAAGAGAAGAATTAAATATTAATTAAAACCCAAGTATATTATGAGTGCATTAATCAATTTATCTATTGATGTGGCAAGTTTGCCAAAAGAGAAGTTTGTGACCGCTAAAAACGGAAAAGTTTATTATAACTTTACGGTTGCAGTAAATGACGATACCAGATATGGAAACAATGTTTCTGCATTTGATTCACAAACAAAAGAAGAAAGAGAAGCTAAGAAAGCAAAATCTTACTTAGGTAATGGTAAAGTAGTTTGGACAGATGGAAACATCGTAATTGCTGAAAAAGAAGAAGCGGTTGTTCAAGAAGCTGAAACAGTTGATTTACCATTTTAAATTTATGGGGGTGTAAAAGCCCCCTTTTTATTTTTACCTATTATATGACAGACGAAGAAAAAGAAATTAAACGTATGCATATGCAATTACTTGAGGGTGATTGTTATATTGATGCAGAACAAGACGTAGAATACCCGCCTATTGCTTTGTCATTTGGAGAACAAACAATTCAAACTAAGAAAGGAAACAAAACATATCCTGTACCTATTGGAACTTATGGTAACTTTAGCTTTGTACAAGCACCGCCCAAGTCCAAGAAGACCTTCTTTATATCGCTTTTAAGCGCAGTTTATTTGAAAGGTACATTAGACGGCTTTGGTGGTGATTTAAAAGGACACAGGGAAGGTAAATGCTTAATTCACTTTGACACAGAACAGGGAAGGTTTCACGCATCCAAAGTGTTTCGTAGGGTGTTAGATATGACAGGATTAAATAAAGAGTGCTACCATACATTTGGACTTAGAACTTTAAGCCACAAAGAACGTATTGATTTTATAGAATATTATCTGTACGACAAAATGGAAGGGGAAAATATAGGTTTAGTTATAATTGACGGCTTGGCGGATTTGGTCTCTGACGTCAATAATATTGAAGAAAGCAATAAAGCAGTACAAAAGATAATGGAATGGTCAGCAAAATTAAACTGCCATATTGTTACGGTTATACATAGCAACTTTGGTTCAGACAAACCAACAGGACATTTAGGTTCATTCCTTGAAAAGAAAGCAGAGACACAAATACAACTTGAATTAAACACAGTCAATAAAGACCTTGTTACAGTTAGTTGTAAAAGAAGCAGGGGATTTAGCTTTGACAACTTCAGCTTTAAAGTGAACCCATTAGGTTTCCCTGTTGTTGAAGGTGCTGCTTATGACCCATTAAAAGACTTTAAGAAATTTTAACCAACTAAACTAATTTTAATTAACAAGTTATGAACTATATTTATGTACTATTTGTGTTATTTTTGTTAATAACTCCGTATGCAGTTACAAAGAACGCTACGTTTATTGTAAGCCTTGTAAAAGGTTTTATGTTTGGCGGATTATATAACAAAGACGAATACCCAGAAGAAGAAATAAACGAACACACAATTCAATTTTGTTTCTTTTTCATAACTATAACAATGATATGGGAGACACCCCAAAAGTAAAAAACACAGACTTCTTAAAAGAAGTTGCCAAACATCACAAAGAGTGGGTACGGACTTGCAAAGCATTAGGAGGCGGTGACTTTTCCGAAGACATAGTTCAAGAGATGTACATAAAACTGTACAAGTACGCAAGTGCTGAAAAGATAATTAAAGAGGGCATACTCCAAAAAGGGTATGTCTTTTTTGCTTTAAAAAGTATTCTATACACACTAAAGAACGAACAAAGTTTAGTGTACAAAGAAGAACTTAAAGACAACTTATTAGAAGACACTTCAGACTTAGAAGAACACCAAGCGTTTGACAAGTTCTGTGGGCTTATAGATAACTACCTAATAGAACAGGAAAAAGAATCTAATTGGTACGATGCTAAGATATTTCAAGTGTATAGAGATACCAACCTAAGTATGCGCAAAATGGCTAAACTGTCAAACATTAGTTGGGTTAGTATATTTCACACTTTAAAAAATGTAAAACAAGATTTAAGAAACAACTTCCAAGAAGATTGGGAAGACTATTTAAACGGCGATTATGATAAAATTAGGTGATTTAGTAGAACGTATAACATACTACACAGGGATTAAATGGGTAGTTAAAACAGTAAGCAAGTGGTTAGGCATTGATTGCGGCTGCGACAAACGACAACAAGACTGGAACAACATAACAATAAATAGAAATGGAAGCAATAGATAAAAAGGATTGGGAAATATTCCAAGCTAACCCAAGCGACAAATTAAGCGTTGAAGAAGTAAAGTTAATTGCAGAACTTCACGCAAAGTATTACAAGCACCCTTATCACGTTCCTTGTAGCTGCAATCCTAAGACGGTTATTAAATGGATTGACGAATTGAATACTGTTTACAATAGTTAATGCAGTACTTTAAATACGACATACCTAAAGCACTTTATTCTAAACTGAAAAAGGATAGCAAACTAAGCAGAATGTTTTGGTCTTCTAACGTGGGCAAATGTTCTGAATTGTTTGACAAGTTTATGTTTGATAGAGATTATTCATTTAACGAAAAGGAATGGGTAAGGTACTACTTTGATAATATAGACAGGGAGATATTAAATAAAATATCTTACTATATAGTGGACACTTACAATAGTAGTTTGGTTGATGCAAAGAAATATGTATTCCATAGGATTTTAGGGCAGACTTGGAATGGTATGTTAAAAGAAATAGAATTAATAGACCATCTGAAAATTGAGTTCCCACAAATAAAATTCAATAAGACAACCCACTACATAGATGAAAACTATTTTACAGATTGGGAGGCTTACTCTAAAACACTTTTGTTTGGAATACAAATAAAACCAATAAGCTATAAGCATATGGCTTCACCATTTCAACTAAAATCAAAAGAACACCACAATAAACAACTTGAATTATATAAACAAACATTTAATGTTCCGCACATAATTATTTATTATGAAGACAATAATTTTTATGACAAGCAATATGTATTGAATCAAATAAATACTATATTAGCAATGAAATTAAATGTATATTAAAAACAAACAGAATGAATGACACACAATTAAATTACCTAAAAAGCGTATTGCTAAGTCAATTACTATTGGAAGCTAACGACCAATTAAAGATGACAAAACAATACAAACTAAATGTAAAGAATCAAATCAACAAGCTGGATGTAATGCTTGAAGACGTTGTAAGGGAAGAATTTAACACCGTTTACGACACAGACCCGCAGATGGTTACAAACATACTAAACAAAATAGAAAGCCTTATAGACAAGATTAAAGGCAGTTCTATTGATGAACTTGTAATGATTGATGCCATAGTAGACAAATACCAAGACAATAAGGAATGGTTTAAAGAATATGCAAACGCTGAATTTTTAAAAATAGAATAATGAGGGAATGGGATTGGACAATTGACGTTTATAAAGAACACATAAAAGAAAACAAAGGTATGCGAGGCACACAAATACATTACGAAGCGACAGGAGACTATGACGTTATTGATATAATACAAGACTACAAACTGAATTTTAACAGGGGCAACGTGATTAAGTATGTTTTAAGGTGCGGCAAGAAAGACGATGAGATACAGGAACTAACTAAAGCTAAAGACTACATTGAACGGGAGATTCAATACCTAAAAGAATTAAGAAAGGGAAACAATTAAGTTTCTCTTTTTTTTTATTAAAATTTTGTTAAAATGCTTTTTGTGTTAAAATATTGTTTATATTTGTTAAAACAAACAATATGAATGCAATAGAAAAATCTATTTTAAGATTAGAAAACAAAATGAAAAAACAAGAAATCATTTTGAAGTTAGAAAACCAGATATTCATTGCCAAGCTATATGACCGTGAACATTCGGTAAAAGAATTAACAGAAGTATTAACCTATTTAAACCAACAGAAATGAAAGATTACGGAATTAAGTATTTAGATTTAGAATTTACAGTAAGGGGAACTTATGAAGAAGAAGAACCACATATGTACGAATTTAGTGGCAACGCTGAATCATTTGACATATACGAAATACTGTTAGACGACAAAGACATCACAGACATAGTAGACGACTACGTTGTAAAGGAATTACAAGAAAGGGTAATAAACGAATATTACAGATAATGGTATTACTATTTGACGCAGACAGTTTGGTATTTTCAAGTTGCTATAAGAAAAGAGAAAGCCCAGAAGACAGTCCTTACTATGACAACTTAGAAGACATTACAGGGAAGTTTGACGAGGTGTTTATGAAGATAATAAACGACTTAGAAGAAACATACCAGATAGATGAAGTGAAGGTATTTAACGGCTCATTAGGAAACTTTAGAAAGCTAATAACACCAAAGTACAAAGCAAACAGAATAAACACACCTAAACCACCTTTATTAAATGAAGTACACCAATGGGTAAAAGAAAACTACAACTCAATATGGGGTCACGGAATAGAGACAGACGACCTTGTTGCAAAGTATTGGTTTGAACTATCACAAGAAATAGGCAGGGACAATGTTATGATTGTAAGCATAGATAAAGACTATAAACAATTCCCTTGTTTGATGTACAACTACCACAAGAAGCACCAAGTGGTTTATGACATAACAGATGAAGAAGCTATGTATAACTTCTATGAACAAATGATAATAGGAGACACGGCAGACAATGTAAATTATTGCAAAGGTTTTGGTAAAAAATATGCAGAAAAGTATTTAGCAGACTGCCAAAGTAAATACCAATACACAAAGAAAATATACAACCTATTTAAAACACTACACAAAGGAAAAGCAAGACAACGATTTGAAGAATGTTACCACTTGTTAAAACTTAGAACTGACTAATGGATGAATGGAACGACAAAGAACTTTATTACTTCTTTACAGTAGAAGCAACAATAGTAGATGACCCTTCATTGGAAACATTACAGGCACATTTAAAGCACTACGAACAAGAACAAGAATACTTAGCTTGTGCCGGCATTAAATTAGGGATAGAGTTCGCCAGATTTAATAGATTACTAAATTTATACAAACAACAAAATGACAAAAGAAATAATTGATTTTATAAATGCAGAATTAAAAATAGACATAAGAAAAAAGAAAAAGACAAATCAATATGTATTTGCCAGAACAGTTTATTATAAGTTAGCTAAAGAACTAACCAACCTACCAATAAGTGAAATAGGCAGACAAGTAAACAAAGACCATTGTTCAGTATTACATAACCTAAAGAACTTTGACGAAGTAGTAAAGAGAAAAGAACTAAAAAAGATATACGACACATTTAAAGAGTTCCCAATACAAGAAGACAGGGTAACATACACAGAAGCATTAAACATAAA